AACAAAAACTTGGTCGTATTTCAAGCGCACGACACGGCCCGTTTTGTTTTCGATACTGACGGCGACTCCCATCAAGACGTCGGCACGGCGTGGACCAACTTCGACGGCGAGGAAGATGCACAAGTTTGCCGTTCAGTCGCTCATGTAATGACAGGTCTGGCTGAGACTTCCAAGGGCAGTGTTGGATCTGGTGTCATGGTGAAATCTAAGTTTGACCGGTGGGGCATCGACCATAAGGAATCGCTGATTCATATGGGATTGATTCCTCGCCTCACGCCCGAAGAAGAAGCCGCTGGCGACCGTCCGCTGATGAACATGACGCAGCTTGCTCGGGTGCATAATGGTGCGATTTGGCAAACGCATGTCGAAGTCCAGCAGATGAAAGAAGATTTTACTTCTGAAATCGACCAACTGAGATCCAAAAACGCCCTGCTGGAGCAGCGGCTGAATCGACTGGAGAATTAAAAATGCCCGACTTGACGCTGACTGTAACTGACGCCCAGAAAACCCGCATCGACGCTGCTTTTGGAGCCGCGTATCCTGATGAGACTATAAACGATGCGTTCTACGCCAGCTGGATTAAGCGCCATGTTAAAACGCAGGTGATACAGTACGAGAGTCAACGACGTAGTCCAGACGCAGCCATCGCATCGGATCTCGATGACGAAGGCTGGAACTCCTAAAGGAGGTATATCATGCCCAAGGTAGGCGGTAAGAGTTATTCGTATACGAAAGCAGGAAAAGCTGCGGCGAAGTCAGCGGCCAAGCGGTCAGGACGTAAAATGTCCAACACACGTAAGCCGAAGAAATAACTGGAGCGGCAAAATGACTGATATCAATATTGATGGACGCATCAACCAGGAAGAGATCCAAGGGCAGATCGACACGCTCACTCAGCAGATTACGCAGAGAGCGAACCTTCTGGCATCCCAAGACCCATTCATTGCTCGGTTGACAGGCCAGATTGAGGTTTATCGGACCCTCATTGATGGTAAAGTAGAAAGTGAGTTAATAAGCTCCAACGGGGAGGAAGAGTGACCTATGGAGTTCATGGAAATTATCAATACAGGGAAAAACGTCCTTACTGGAAATTATATTACGGCAGGGCTGGCTGTTGCTACATTTGCCTTACCAAATAAGGTAGTTTATGGGGTTGGAAAAACAGTGGGAACTGCCCTTTCTACCTTGCTTAGACAGAAGTCTGGTAGCAGCGGAGAGCGAGTAGAAAAATACTTTCAAGGATCTATCAATGCCCTTGTCAGTGGCCTGAATGACGGCATGGACGAGGATGATGATTAGTAATTCACGGCTACGCCCATACTCAAGTAGGCATAATGAATGTCTCCTCATTACCCAGACTCTAAGAATATTGCCTCATTTGGCGACTTACGTCGCCACTACGATGCAATTAAAAAAGAGCTAGAACAGACCCAATCGACTGTCAAGGCTGAACGCTGGACCGCAAAATCAGCTACTAGAAGTAAACGTGAAACTCAGGCAGAGTTAAAAAAATCAGTAGGTCGAACAGCTAGATTACAGAAACAAGTTACCGCCCAAGAAAGGGCAAAAGAAGACTCTAATCGCGCTGCGGCATGGAGTGCAAGTTCGGCTGCTGCCGTGACCATATTTTACCAAATTTGCAGAAGCACGGGCCAATGGCCTGGAGGATATAAGTGGGAGGATGTCTGGACGCACGAGGCCACTACAGCCGCGTTAGTCTCATTTATTACATGGATACTCTCTCAGGCGTACGCCGCGACCCAGGATTGAGTTATGGTTGACACAGCATACCAAGGTCCACATTGGGTTAGCCACGGAGTAGCAGACCAAAAGATTCCTATTCATGTGCTGGATACGGACTCAGATCCAGTTACGGGTGTCTCAAGTCCAACTGTTCAGGCGTCAAAAAATGGCGCGTCATATGCATCGCTAAGTGACGGCACCTGGGCAGAAATCAGCAAAGGCGATTATACGATCCAGCTAGACGAAACAGATACAAACAAGCTGGGATGGATGCTCGTAAGTGTAACTAAGGCAGGAATTACGGAAGCTAAAGCACTTGTGTATGTTGGGATAGACCAGGCTGAATTTCGCAGTGGGCATATTCGCTTACGTACACTTCATAGAACGGGGAAGTAATGGATATCGACGAAGAACTGCATCGACTTGACGAAGAGCAGCGAGAGGTAATTCAGAAGCTGGTTATCCGTCTGACGAACGAGTTAAAGCTAGATTATTCTCACCTTGAAGCTATTGCTTTGAAAGAGAGTGAGATTGATCAGTTGAAACTTGGAGTTCTAAACGTCGAAGTTGGTGATGTTGATGCAGCAGTGGAGCGGTGCAAGGCTGAACTGGACAAGTTGAAAGATCTTCAAATTGGTGTCTTACTAACTATGAAATCCAGTGTATGGAATGGCTCTAATTCGCTAAAAAAGCTACATGAACAGAGAAATGTATCACGAGCCAGACATGACGAACAGGCAGAGCTAACGGAGGTATAGTATGGGCATTTGGGGCGATATTTTAGATGTAGGAATGGGGGCTGGCGCAGGCTTCCTTCAAGGAGGCCCTGCGGGTGCCGTTGTTGGTGGGGGTCTGGCACTTGGGGGTAAGCTAGCTGGCGGCGGCGGCGGCGGCGGCGGCTTTATGCCTGGATCTGGTGGATTCCAGCTTCAAAGCGACGCCATTACTAATCAAATGAACCTCTCCAATGCCCTTATGAATATGGGCCAGGAGCAGTTCAGTCAGGAATCGCCATATCGGTCTAATATGCTGAATGCCCTACAGCAACGAGCGGCTGCACCAATGCCTGTTTACGCCCCTCGTGCCCCCACTCACTACAATCCGTACCAGAATACCTATCGGGTAGCTCCGACTCATGGTCCTGCTAGTGCGCCCAGAGGCCACCAGGGCTTTGCTGGTGGCCCTGCGTACCAACAGGCTTCAGCGCCTCCCCCGCCTCAAGCAAGCGCATGGGGCCAATTAGGGGCGATGTCGGCTATTCCTGGGGCTGGAGGAGGAGGCTCGTTTGCAACCGATAATGTTGCGCCTCAAGTTGGCGCTCAATTAGATGGGTTTTATGCCCAGAAGGCGAATAATCCTTCTTCTGGGTCGGTTTCATATGGGGGCAACACCTACGGCGAGTGGGATCCAGGGCCTCATGGTAGTACGCAGGTGGTTAGCGACACAGGAGGCGTCTATCGCGGCAATTGGGATGATAAAACGGGCGGTTTTTATCGTATGGTTGATGATGGGAGCGGCACAGATGATCTCTATGCTCGCACCGACACTGAGTCTGGAGATCCTGCCGCTTGGGCACAGGTTGGCGCTAATACGCAGCAAATGAGCCAAGAAGACGCACAGCGTATTTCGCATGGTGGGGCCGTAATGGGGCCTGGCGACATGCCGATTAACACAGGGTTTGAGGGTGCTGGTTGGACTGATCCTCAAGAACTGAGTAGACCTGATCCATACGCCACTGATACCAGCGATATGATCAATGCACCGAAAGATGTTGTTGAAAACGCCACTTCTCATAGAGATCCAGCTATTGCTGATTCTCTCCGGCAAGCCACTTCTGTAGACGCGCAGACGCAACTTCGGGAGACTGGAGTGTCTAAGGAGTTAATCCCGATGGGTGGCGATTACTTTATTATCCGCACCACAGATGCTGATGGAAATGTTGTTAGTGAAGAGCCCTTTGGTAAAGACGATTAATATATCATGGTTTTTGAATCTTCTGTGAGGGAAGTATAATGGCACGGACAGCTAGAAAAGTAAAATCAGTCGCCAACAAGCGGAAGACTAAAGAGCAAATGGCTGCTGAGGTGGCAGGACGGTCTGATGAGCAAAGAACGAGGGGCCGGAATAGGAAGACTAAAAAAGACCAAGAGGAAGATCAAAGCTCTAGGGAGCGGTCTAAAAACCCTCAAGAAAAACGTGGGGGGTCTAAAAACCCTCAAGAAAACAGAACGCAAAGGAAGAATCCTCAAGAAAAGAGAACGAAGAGGAAGAATCCTCAAAGCCAGAGAGCCGATAAGCCGTCACTGCCACCACCCGATTTTAAGCCCCAGATGAAAAGGGGATCTAAAAATCCCCAAGCGAACAGGGGGCCTAGAAATCCTCAAGCGGACAGACCTGGAGGTCCAAGGTTCGCGGAGTCTATTCGCCCAAGGGCAAAAGAAAAACCAGTTGACCAAAGATCAAGGATACGACCTCCTGCGCCAATTGACCAAAGCAGTAGATCGGCAAAGAAGCCTTCTTTGCCAGTAGACCAGTCAGGCAGAGGTATTCCGGCTCAAGTAGATCAAAGCAAACGGGCCGCATCTTCTCCACCTGCGGCGGTAGATCAGAGTGGGAGAGGAGTTCCTCAGCAGCAAGTATATACGCAAGCCGCGCCGACCCAGATAGATCAGTCAGGCAGGGCACTTCTTCGAAGGCCACCTGCTCCGGTAGATCAGAGCGGACGGGCGATTCCTCAACAGCAAGTATATACACAAGGCCCACCGGCTCCGATAGATCAGACTGGACGTATAACGCCTCCTCCAATGATAGATCAAACCGGTCGTATGGTATCTCCTCCGGCTCCGATAGATCAGACTGGACGTATAGCACCTGCTCCGACGGGTGGTCCCGGCGATTTTCCTCCACCTTCGCCAGTTATTCAGCCACCGCCAGCGGCAGGAGGCCCTGGTGATTTTCCTCCACCTGCTCCAGTTACCCAACCTCCACCGACGGGTGGCCCCGGCGATTTTCCCCCGCCCCAACCAGTTGTTCAACCTCCACCCGCAGTAGGAGGCCCTGGTGATTTCCCCGCGCCTACACCAGTTATTCAACCTCCAGTAGGCGGCCCTGGTGATTTTCCACCACCACCACCAGTTACTCAACCCCCACCCGTTGCTGGCGGTCCTGGTGATTTTCCTGCTCCTCCAGGAGAAACTGGAGCGGTTTTGGGGGCTGGCGATTATCCCGCTCCACCTCCAGGCAGTCAGCCTCCTCCGATGATAGATCAGACTGGACGTATAGCACCTCCACCAGCGCAAGTCTACAATCAAGGGCCACCAACAGGGGGAGGAGGCTCAATTCCTGGGGGAGGAGGCTCAATTCCTGGGGGCGCAGGGCCTAATGTCTACGGCGAAGCTCCAGCGTCTATTGGTGGGCCACAGGCGGCGAATCCGATTACCCAGATGCCAGCCATTACGGATATGTCTGACTATGCTCGCTTCCCGCTGATGGATGCAGCAGTTAATAGGGTGACAAATCCATATCAGGGCTTCGATATGAACCCTGTTATGAACCAGGCAGCGATGCGTATGGGTCAGGATTTTCAGGGAACTGACACTCGTGGCATTTCGAACTATGCTCAAAGTCAGGCTATGCAGAGACTTGGCGGTAATGCCTTTGGCGAGACAGATGTATGGAACCTAGCTGGAAGGGCATTGGGGGGTGGGGTCACGCCAGAGATGCAAGCCTTTCAGGATTTTAGTAGAAACCAGATGAACGCGGTGAATCCTTACGATCAGCGTATGAATGCTGTATTGAGCGGACAGGAAATTGGTGTAAATCGTCAGTTTGATAAAGCTAGAGAGAATTTGGAGCATCGCTTTGGTATGATGAACCAGCTTGGCTCTCCAGCATTTCAGCGAAAAATGGAGGAGCTTGAGGGACAAAGAGCCGCTGCGATAGGCCAGCAAACAGCTGACTTTAATATGGCAGCAGCGAAGAACCAACAAAACATGATGCAGTCTCGTGCAGGAATTGCAGAACGCGCAGTTGGTATGCAAAGTGATCTTGCGAATCAGAATTTTGCTAACCTACTTCAAGCAAGTCAGAATCGCAGAGGTGGTGCGGTTGGCGCACAAGACATCCGATCTGATCGACTATCCGGCCTTACTTCAGCAGCAGGTGCAGGCATGGACGCAAGGCAGCAGGTTGAAGATGTTGGCCGTGGGCGTCTTAGTGATCTGATGCAAGCTGGTGGTCTTGGCATGCAAGCAGAAGGCCAGAGGGAAGCCGGACTAAGTGGTAGACTTGGACAACTAAGCAACGTCTACAACAACGAGTTTAATAACGTCCGTACCCAGCAGCGGGATCAGATGGATTGGATGGATAGGTTTAATGAGACCAATCGTCAATATGATCGCGGCGTAGCTGACGCTAACTATAGAGCGATTGAAGCCCAGGATAAGGGTTTAGACATGGGTCGATCTGCTCTTGGTTCGATGGGCAACCCCCTTGGTGCGGCAAGTACGGCAATGAGCGGGTTTCAAGACGCTGCGGCAGCAGGTGGTCGAGCAGGACAACAAGGTCAAGACCGACTGAGCCAGGCTCTCACCAATCCAAGGGTTCAGGATGCCGCTAAAGGTGCTTGGGATTGGGGAACAAAACAGGTAGGCAATCTGTTAGGTGGCGGTAGCGGAAGCGGTAGTGGGAGTGGGAGCGGCAGTGGCAGTGGTAGTGGCTTCGGTGGCGGTGCCATGTTTGGACAAAATGGTGGTAGTTTGGCCGCTGGTGGTATCGCCGGAGGATACAATGCTCGTAAGAGAAATCAAGGACCGGGAGGCGGGCAATTTGGCCGCTAGGAGAGAATCATGGCATACAACTTAGGTGGTGGAGCTTTTAGTCAGATCCTCTCAACTGTCAATGCGGCTGAAAACCGCCGCAAGCAGAATGAAGCATCAGCGCTGGATATGATTCAGAAGGGCTTTATTCGGCAGGGACATGGCCTGACTCGCGATGATGAAAAGGAGATAGATAAGGGTATTGGATACCACGCAGGTCGAATCATGGATAGTGGTGACTTCGATCCTTCCGAATGGATTCCCGGTGGTCATCATCCTCAAGTAGCTGAGAATGCACGGCGAGCTAATGAGCTTCAGCGTCTGAAGGAGAAAGACGAAAGGGAACGAGAAGCAGCAAGGAATCAATCCTATATGGATTTCCTCATGCATAGGCAAACGGAAAATAGACTTCGGGACGAGCTTACTCTCGAACACAGTCTTACGCCTCAAGAGTATGGCGAACAGAGGGATTATATCGCCAGACTTGAGAAAGAGAATGAGCAAATATGGAATGATGTAGTTCGTGAGTTCGGCGGGGCAGCTTCGGCTCTTCTTCCTAACTTCATGCAGAGAGAAGGATATTCAGACTTTACTGAAAACAAAGCTGCTATAAAGGCATACAATGAAAGAAGACATCGAACTGATGAAATGTATGCGGCCCTACGATCTCGGGCGCTCGCTGGCTCTACGGCTTCTGGCATAGATCCTATTGTAGCTCGGGAGCGCAAGACAACTCAAGCCGCTTATGATGAATTTTCTGCGGTCGCTGGGCAAGTGGGGATAGATATGGAGCGCTTTTTAGGGGTTCCTTCAAGGAGCGGTATTGCACAGGAACTCTTTAATCAAGACCAGAGGGGTGGTGGGCGACTTGGAGGAGCAGGTGGGCGAGGCGGGAGATTAGGCTCGCCAGGATTGGGTGGAACTACAAGAACAGGGGGAGGCGGCAGTGGAGGCATCCCTGTTAGAAATCTTCCCAGCGCTTCCAGTTCAGAACTAGATCCTGGTCAGCAAAATCCTGAAGCAAACTTTTTTGATTTTATTAGCGCGTTGGGCGATTCAGACAGTCAGCTCAGGCAGGGGATGCGCGACAGGAGCGAACAGCGCAGAAGCTCCCAGACGCCTTATATCACCAGGTCAGGTACCCCCATGGATGCTGTAAACCAAGCTAGGGCCTTTAAGAAATACTCCTATCCCGAACGTGAGCAATCTGAGTTTGTCCCGTCCGACTATCCCCTAGCGCCACACCCGATTCAATCTCAGCTTGATGATATAAAGGCCAGAAATGCTCTTGAAAGACGGCAGTATTATGGAGATCAGTGGAGGCAAGACGTAGAGGCAGCAGACAGCGTTCCTCATCATGATTCCGCTTTGGATATGGATATTCTTGGCAACTGGGATATGCGAATATCAGAGCCAGATAGCATCGGCGTCGAAAATAATAATCTAGGGAATATCAAATTCGCTAATCAGCCAGGGGCAGAACAAGATCCTCATAGTGAATTTGCGATTTTCCCCAGTATTGAAGATGGGATTCGACATCTACACCGACAAGTTCTTCTAGATGCGGCTCGTGGCGATACTCTTGAAGAATTTATTTATGAGTATGCGCCAGAAGAAGACAACAACGATACCGAGTCTTATCTCAGAGACTTGATGCGAGCTACAGGCGGCAATCGTGATACGCTTATATCAACTCTTGATCGAGATGCTCTTGTTAACGCTATCCTGTTGCGAGAAACTGGCACACGAATGACTGCGCGTATGGAAGACCTACCAGATATGAGCGGTGGTGACCTTCGCTCTCAACGGTTTGGTAGGTGACATGGGAATTAGAAAGAGATAATCAATGACAATGACGCCTACTATCTCACCTACGCAGAACTCTTTTCCACCATCGCCAGCCCGTCTTTCTGAGGATCAAAAAAAGCGTTTAGCAAACGCGTTCATGACCCTTCCTGTTCAAGAGAGAGAACCTTTCTTGGACCGGATGAAAAGCGTGGGCATGGACTTCGATATCTATGAATATACGCCGCTTAACTTCTTTGATGAAGCAAGGGGCGTTGAGGAGGTTGCTAAAGAAGCAGCAACCTTTGGTGCTTATGAAGCGCAGATGCCTCCAAATGTTGGTGACACTGAGGCATTTGGTATAGAGTTTCAGCCAGCTAGAATCCCTGGTGAGATTATAGGCGCTATTCCTGGTGTGATTGCAGGCTACGGAGTTGGCTCGAAGGTAGCCAGAATGGCTCGACCCGCTCTTCAGAAGTTGGCAAAGGGCAAGCTGGGTCAAAAGGTAACTGAAACAGCCCTTACTGTTTCTGACGATGCTTCTCGTGCTGCTGCGGCTAGTCGTGCCGCTAGACTCAATCAAGGCACTAGAACTGCTGAACGTGCAATTACGATAGGAATTGGTGAAACTCTCCCTGGTTTCATGAATGGTTACATCAGATCAGATGGAGACTTTAACCAAGCAATAGCGATGGCCGCTGAGTGGGCGGCAATGGGGCTGATCCTAGAAGGCACGTTCGCTCAAATCACTAAGGGCCTAGGCAACGCAAGAGCAGGGAAGCCACTTACTGAAAAGATGCGCGCTGGACTGTCTCAGTTTCATGGAATGGTGACAGATCAAGCATCTACTCTTAAACAGAAAACGATGAGTCGCGCTAATGAACATTTAGGCGACCTGGCTGGTGGGGTATTAGGACAGAGGCTCACTACTGTTGCAGAAGCTGTTTCTAGGCACACCAATCCTATAACTCGGGCTGAGTTTTTTGAGAATGGCAGGTCAATGTTTGAAGAGGTTATCACCAGAACCTCCACCTTTACTCAGCCTGGTATCGACGTAGCAACCGAGGCATTTGAAAAGTTCCATCGGAATATGTACGGGCGTGTTCGCACTGGCAATATGACAAAGAAGGAAATTCAGGATTCGTATAACGGCTTCTTTGATGATATGAACGACGCCTGGGAGAAGTTTAATGGCCCAGACAGGGTGGTAGATCAGGAGCTAGATGAACTTGTAGATCAGGTTTTAAGATCAAAGAACGAGGAGAGCCTTTCGGAATCACTTTCTGCTATATGGAGAGGGTATAAGCAAGGTGCAGAATTTAGTAAGGCTAATCGAGCCGATTTTGATGACCTTGTCAAAAAGTATAGGGCTGAGGGGCAAGGTCTAATCCAGGCAAGAAAGAATGCACTTCAAGAGTTTGACTTAATCGACCTGGCCTTACCTGATTTAGAAAACGTAGAAACATGGACAAGATCTAGGTTTGAGCAGCTTCAATCTACAACCGGTCGCCTTCGCGATAAATTCAAGGGAATAAGAGAGGTTGATTTTATCCCTCATAAGCCAGGAACCTCGCGAGTTGATGAACTTGGAGCGGCCCTCCGAGATGGGGTGATCCTACTTAACCCTCGGGTTTTGTTGCAGAAGTTCAACGAGAAAGCATGGACAGTCCCTAAAGTTAAGGGAGTAAAGCCTCTTGCAGAGGATGCATTTAAGACTTTTGAGGAATGGAAACAATTTGTCATTGAGCATGAGCTAACCCACAAGGCTCACGCGAGAGCCAAGGGAATGTCTGAGGCTGCTTATGAAAATAAGATCAATCAGATGGCTCTTAGGCAGATCAAGAAAGCTAGCAGGGCAGTTCGGGATGATCCAAGAGTTGCTTCTTTCAAAAAAGATATGGAGAACTGGTGGGAAACTGCTGAAGAAAAAGCAGCAGGTGTCAGAGAGAAAATCTCTGATGTAGGAGATGATTTTATTGAAACTGGTTCTGCTGCAATTCGTCGCAATGTCTCTGAGGAAAATTTAGAGAGAGCGGCTGGCGTAGGTCGATTAGCAGAAGATAAGCTAGATGATATTGTTGTCCGTATTTCAGACCAGATAGATAGAGAATCTGGAAGTGTGTTGTCGGTAATTCGAGATCGAGGTGGATATCTATGGGACCAGATTCATGACATCGGTGATTTACTAGAGAAAACAGGAGGCTCCGCAGCTCGCCGCAAGTTTCTTCAGCAAATGGAGAAATTTCCTGCTGGCGCGAAGAAAGCGGAAGACTTTGCGCGCTATCTAAATAAGGTTGCATCAACTTTCCAAGGCGAGAAGACTAAAGAGGTGATCTCTGGGCTTGGTAAAGACTTTAATGCTGCCGTTGCCTATATCAGAGAGCGTGGCGCTCCAATTCCGGAAAACTGGTTTGAATCAGTCCCCAAGTCTTTTAAGAAGGGAGATCAAGGTGAATTTATCCTTAAAGACGATAAGACTCCTATTCGCGCAACGGTAACTGAATCTTCTGACGAAAGAGGATTCTTTACTCTTCAAACGATTGACGGCGAAGAGCATCCTTTCCACGTTTCGCAAATAGATGCATATAGAAAGGCCCCTTCTTCTAAGGCAAGAGGTGGAGCAGGGCGTGATCCTAATTATACGCCTATCTCTGATGATAATTACAATGAGCTAATGAGGTTACATGCTGAATATAGAAAAGCCTTCGGTGAAGCGCCTCGGTCTTTTGGTAAAGATCGATTTGGTGATCCAAGAGATCCAGATAAATATATCCGCAGGCTAGATCAGGATAGAGCGCGCAAGGAAATCCGTAGTCTTCAGTTTAGCATCGCACAAAAGAGGAATACAAGAAGGCAAGCAAATTATGAGAACATAGATCGCGGTTCGTTTGAGGCTAAATCGAAATTCGGCCAGGCGACCAGTGAGGCTTATAGAGAAGCACTAGCCGAGGACACTCTTCTGGGCTGGATTGCTAAGCTAATGCCTACATATGCTCGTCATGGTCTTTCTGCAAATAAGCCTATAGCCGTAGAAGTTCGAAGGATGCTCCATCAGATGGAAGAATGGGGCAAGATGACAGATCACTTTCTATCGAGATACCGAGCAGCCCTAGAGCCTCTGGGCATGCCGATGAAGAATCGTTTGCAGTCGATGGTCCCTGGTAAAATAGGGGCTGAATCGAAAATGATGAAGCACAAGGTTAATGCACAAAAGATTAAGCTAGCCCGAGCACTTGATAGCGATGCCCCGGAAGAGTTTCTTCGCGATGCTACGCCTGAATTTAAGGCAGCGTATACCGAGATCCGCAAAATCACAGACGAGTTGGCTGATCATTTAGGGTTGCCAAAGGGGGAGAGAATTGCCAATTACTTCCCGCATATCTTCCACGGATCTGTTGGGCAGTTTATGGCAAAGGATCTAGCTCAAGAGCTTAAAGGAACTACTTCTCGTGGGCGTTTTATGGTTGCCGGATCTGAAAACTATATCCCTAATGAAAGAATGTTCGCTAGCTTGCTTGAGCGTGAAGGTGCAGAAGGATTCGAGTGGGATCTAGATGCTGCGCTGTATGCTTACATCAAAGGGGCCGTGAAAAAGCCTGGTATGGATGAGATGCTCCGCAGATCTAAGAACCTCCTAGAGGATCTTCCTCTCAAGAACAACAGAGGTGGAGAGCATACAACCCGCCAACTTTTCAGAGAATATGTCCAGTATTTGTCGGGTCAACCAGGAGCAGGACGTGTAGCAGCAGCCCAATTCTGGCAGGACGCTAAACTTTTTAACCACTGGACAGATAGGCTTGTGTCTTACTTGGGTGGTGGAGGGCCTGACATTGCGGAAGCTATGGGACAAGCCAGACACGGCAGGCTGGCCGAAAATGGCACTCGTAATGACTATACTGCTGCTGCCGAAGTAAAGGCGCGGCAATACTTTAAGACCCTAGTTGACGATGCGAATGTGTATACAAAAGAGGGCGAGTTAAAAGATGTTCCCGGTACCAAAAGGTATAGGGCGCAGCTGGCTCTAAAAGTAGACGAGCTTCGTAATGCCCTGCAAGATCCGAAGGCAAAGCCTCTCGTAATCTCTCACTTGTATGGGGTTATGGTGGTGAATAAGCTCGGACTGAACTTTAGTCATGGCTTAATCAATTTGACGCAGACACTTACTAATACTTTCCCAACTATTGGGCTGAGGAATACAGCAAAAGGCATGGCGAAGTTTGCCGGTGATCGCGGTAGACTCTACGAGAATGGGGTGTCTGTTCAGAAGGTGCTGGATGACATGGGTGTTTTGTCTGATACAGCAGAGGCACAGGAGTTTCTTCGCCCTGGACTTGGCTGGAGGCAAGAGCTTCTAGATGATTATGTCATGGCTCCCGCTCGTATCTCAGAGCAGTTCAATCGTGGTGTAGCTGGACTCGGAGCTTACGAAAAGGCTCTCGGATTAGGGAAATCTCATGATGAAGCGATTGAATTTGCTCGTGATCTGGTTCTAAAGACCCAGTTTCCATTCAACAAAGCCGGTGTCTCTCCAATAATGCAGACTCCGATGGCTCGTTTCCTCCTGATGTTCAAGAGCTATCCCATGCACCAGTTGAACTTCAGCTATACACTGCTGGAAGATGCTTTCAAGAAGAGAGATGCGGAAAGCATCTCTGCCTTTACATCCCATGTTATGTCTTACATGGCTCTTGCAGGAATGGGTGCAACTGCGCTGGATGCAACCAACTTTGGCTGGAGTTCACGTCATCCTGTTGAAGATATAGTGGATATGGAAGATTCTGGCGACCTGGCTGGTGTTGTTGGCGGGCCACCGGCGGCAGCTTTAATAGAACTGCTGCACGGTCAGGTGATGAGTGCCGCAAGGGAGGTCTTCGTTCCCACATGGCATGGAAGAGCAGAGCGAGCATTAGAAGCCCCAACAGTTGGGCAGTCTGTATTAGAGATGACAGGAATGTCGCGGTAAGGGGAAGGAGGGGAGCGTGAGGACCGCTCCCCCCCTGGCCTTACCGCACGGATATCCGCGCCCTAATGTATCCTCTGACGAGGAATACAAGGACAGCTTCAGCCGCGACAGCAAGGAGTCGCCAGAGAGTGACCATCTCCGGTGGCTCCTTTCGTTGTGTCCAGTGGTCACTTATAGGCATGGGACACAATCATGCCTATGTAGTTGGCAGCGGGCCTAAGCCTTGTCCGCTGTGAACACAGGTCGGTTTCCTGTACACCCCGACTCCGCTACGGGCCTCCGGTAGGAGGATTCGCCCCGCCACGTCCAACCACGCTACCGCGTCTGTGTTCTGGTCAGCCACTCGCTACCCACCCCGCTGCCAATAGCTAGTGGAATCTACATAATAGCATAAGCAGGGACGTATGTTACGCGGAGTGAGTATCGACGCACCTAGGATACGTATGAGGGACTGTGCACGGTAACAGTGACGTTTGATTATTTATGTAGATCCCACCCACTCACTCCACTCCTTCTTTTCAGATGGCTCCTCCCGGCAACTGTTCGCGGGAATCGTCACCACAGCTAGCTCAGGTAGATAAAGTGAGTGTTTACTTTAGTGTGTTCGGTATACAATTCCTTTTTTCACTTCATTAAGATGTTCATATAAGGCTCGAATTACGGCTTCTTCCCCGTCCTCTGGGATCTCAGTAGGCGTCTGGCCTAACGATGCCCACCAGGCAATGTAATTTTCAGCCGCTCCAGCCAAAGTAAATCTGTCTGAGATTTGCGTTAGGTGATCCAAAAACCCGATTGACGCCAAATTTGAAATTTGGTCAAAAACCTTTTTCTGATCTTCCTTGCCCCATATCTCATTGCTCTTTTCAAACCCACATAATCCAAGCTGTTGATAATAGGCATCAGCGCCAACTCGATGCTTCTGAGCTTGCATAGCGTCAATAAATGCGCCAATTCCCTTCTTTTGAGTCGGTATAGATTTCTCTAAGTTCGCCTTAGCTATATCGACCTTGGCAGAAGAAGTGGACTGGCTCTCATCGGTGGACTCAGCACCGGACTCGGTAGGAGAGGATGGGGCACTCTCCTCTGATGTTTGACGATTGTCACCATCGCGAGTGACGTTCGTAAACTCCTTGTCATAGAGAGCCAGCCCAAACTGGTTGCCGAAATGGCGTAAAGCGCGTTTCTCGGCATCTGACACAGCTTCTTTGCTAGCAGACTCATGAGCATCGCCTGGACGCATGTTCTGCCCATGCCCTGTTCCTGTATCTCTAAAGATACCATCGCTAGCTACAACTTCGACAATAGCCAGATACGAAACATTTCTTCGGCCTTCGCTTTTAGCTTCTTCGTCTAGGACGCAGTCAAGGGTAACGATTCGCGATTCCCACTTTCCATATCCGAAGATGCGATTGGCCTCACTGATTGCATGCCACGACTGAATATAGGCGAGCTTCTTCCCTCCCTGAGATCGGGTTGCAACCTTATTGTGATCCAGAGGCTTTTCAAGCTCCTCAATCTGTTCATCACTGAAAATCATTGTTTTCCCTTCTTGGGGTAAGAGATGGATTCTTCTTCTCGCAATACGACTGAGATCATATTGCGAATTGCGACTTGTATTGCTATGCCGTTTTCAGCACATAAAGCAGCAAACTTTTGGTGCATATCTGGTGTTACTTGCACTGATAAACGCTTGGTGTATTTCCCGCCATTTGGCATGAGATTCTCCAAATAAATCAGGGAAGGAGCCAGTCTCCCCATGATCCCGGCCCCTTCCCCTCACAAGCAGTTTTTATTCGGCAGGCAGAAGAC